TCCCTATATGGGGAGTGGACGGAACTGGCTCAACATCGGAACCAATATTTTGGACGGCTACTCCAGAGTCGTCGCTTGCAATTTTACTTGACGCAGGTCGAATTCTTTTGCCCAAAACAGCCAACCTAAACTGTAATAGCGACACCAGCAGGTTTCACGTAACTGAGGGGTGAGCCTCAACAACGGTGTGATAGAATACCTACAAACTTTGCTAAAAAGCAACACACCTATCTCTGCAGGATACTCTTCAAGATTCTATTATGGCGATAGAGAAATTTCTTGAATATTACCTGCAGATAGTGCTTTAATTTCACCTCCGAGGGTAAAGCACTTGAAAAACCGGTTGGCCTTTGACGCCCAACTTAGGATGAAATCCTTGCTCGACTTTTAAAAGTCCGCAATTCATCATCAAAAGTTGAGAACCATTGGTCCAGAGTTATTTGAGTGCCTTTGACCATAGGACAAAAACGTCCTAAATCATGATCCCGAGCAATATCCAAATATAAAGCACGTCGTTCATCAAAGACTTCTCTTCCATAGAAGAAGAAATCACTGAGAACATCACGTAATTTAATAAGTGAATGGTATTCGGGACATAATGCAGTCTCGACACCCCACAATAGCGTCTTATTCTTTGACTTGAATTCCAGTGGACACATCATTATCCCTGTTTCCAAGTCCAAACAAAAAGACCTCTTTAAGAAAGTGGCTTCCCATATACTTATATAGGGCACACTCTCTTGTTCTTTATCTGCCATCGTGAATAAAATGCGTATTTCACTCAATTCTTGAGCTATAGTTGTGTGATTAAACCACGGGATGCTTGCGCTAACTCCCATAATAAGATCATCGCCATAGGTCATGAGCGAAACGCATTTCTGAAAACTAGACACCTCATGCTGTGGGTTCAAACAATGGTAACAATATCTCATATAGAGACTATTGACCAAACCATTAATGATCACAGTTAGAGGGTGCCCAGAGGGGTTTGTTCCGTAAAACATCACCAAATCTCCAAAAAAGTCGGTCAAAGGAAAAGCTACATCAGCTGCGAGAGTTCGCATTAAAAGTAGTTCCTTATCATCAAAGTTTCCAGAAGACCTGCACAACTCTTCTAAAATACGAAAAGCTGCTAATATAAAAGAAGCAAACATAGATTTGTCAAAATTAGCATAGTCGCCGGCAACTACTTGCTCTTCTCCATGTTGAGTGAGATAATCAAAGATTTCTCTCCACTCAGGAGACTGAACAACAGTTCCTGCACCAGCTTCAAAAACAAACCTATTGTTTTGAATCAAACGTACACTTGAAAGAAAGTATTTCCGCATAACCAGCGAGAAATCTAGAGGAGCTCCTGAAAACATTCGGGTTGCCTTACTCTTAATTTTACTCTCTGAAACGGGTTCATCTTTTAAATGTGCGGTAAACACAGGCATACTGCGCTCACCTCGTTTGAGTTTCTCCTCAATTATTCGCACTCTATCCCAGACTTCAGGAATGAAATCTATTGGATTTGGCGCAAAGGGTAAAGGATCAACTTCTTTTGAAAGAAACTTCTTCGATTTCCGCCAAGGGTAACCGGCAGAAGTCTTTCTCTTGATAGGGTCAACATATGTAACTTCGCAGTGACCATTCACTGCCACTTCGTCAGTATACACCTCCAACATTTGGATTTGTTCGAGGCTCAACTTCTCCCGAATGTCTTTAAGAAAGCTCTGCACACACTCGTCCAGCACTCTGGCATTATAACCAGAAGCAGAACTAAATATGTTAGTAAGAGCATTACGCTTGGGAGCGTAACCTTTCATGCACGGAGGACCGTGCTGAGACATATGTGGCATTGAAGTTTTTGCTGATTTCAATATGACACCATCATGAATAAATGTGTGTTTTACACGAGACTTGGATTCTTGACGAAATCCTGGCATGCGGCCATACATTTTCGCCGATCCTTTTGGAAAATAGAGTAACGGACTCTGAAAATGCATGGCTTCTATTTCTACCTCAGAACCATCAAGAGATAAAAGAGGAATACCACTTTGGACTAAAAAGTCAATTCCAAGCTCTCGTTTAGCTTGTTCAATGTGTGATTGAAGCAAAACTTGGCTAATGCCAACCTTTTCTTTTGCATTCAATCCTACATGAATTCCTAAGATAGCGCACCCATATTCGCCTAGCTTAGTGATAAGAGGCATGCCACAGTCTCCAAAAACTGTGAGATCCCCAGACAATCGACCGTAAACACTGTCAAATTGATTATCACTCGTCCAGGATACATTAGGATGGCGCATTTTCTCAGAGGTCAAGGCTATTAGATCATAGACTTTCTTACGTCCATTATCTAAACGAGCCACGGATCGACCTATGCAAGGGAATTTTAGAGGTCCTGACATTACATATGATGTTATATCATTGCAGTCAGGTAAATCTTCTATCCACATAAACATAAGATCTGTACCGGGTGCTGACCACATTTTAATAGACTGTAAAGGAATAGTCTTAAGTGGTCGAACACCTGATCCTGAAAGAAAATTGCCGAGTGTAATTCCATCTTTCTCATCAATAAAGTGATGTTTATTAGTGACGTATAGGTGACCTCCTAAGCATAAAGCTTGAAAATCACCAACCTCATCACCTTTGATGAGAAGTCCTTTGAAAACATTTGGATAGATCTTTTCAGTAAAAGCCGCAAGAGAGCAAGTACCACCAGTTTTTTGGACTTGTGATAGTTCACTCATATGTAAACTTGGATCTGAATTGAACCACACGCGTTCTCTTTCTTGTTCCTTCATAGGAGTTGGAATATTCCCTTGCTGAGTGAAGGTGACATTCTTACTCTTCTTAGTTTTGCGTATCCGCGTACTAACGACTTTGACATCTTTAAAACGACGGGCGACAAAAAAGGCTGCAGACGCGAAAGCTGCTAATAAAGCAAAAACTTTTGCTATTCGTTTTGTTTTAAGCAACTTACGTTTAATACGTCGAGAAATGCGCGAGGTGAAGAAACTCAGAACAACACCCATAATATAGAAATCCAATCTGTACGCAAGAATAAGTAACCAAAGTCGCAAACTCTGCATCCAGTGGAAGTACGATAGTGGTTGTGTAATCTTCACAAAGCCTCTTAGTAGAAAAGTGGTTAACCAAAAGAAAACCCACAAAACACCGATGAGAAACATTATTAATGACTCATAAGTAAGAAATTGCCACTCCGTAGAAGGAAACTCTATATTTTGGGGATACTCTTGAACACCAAGTGAACGTTCAGAAACATAAGTATTGTATGCCCTTTGACCTCGATTATAAACGCGTATAGCGTAATCAAAAGCCGATTGGACAACAAGCTCCTCATGCCTCATGCACGGGCCGTTTTGCAACAAAACATAACACTTAGTGCAGCGTTCATGACCCTTAAGATCCTCCATTGCTTTCACAGCCTTATCTTGATGACCAGCATACTTTTTAATAGCAGCCACAAGAAAATCTGTAAATTCGGCAAAAGAAGTTATTGGTTCTAAATGAACAGCACGCACAGCGCCATGATCACCCTGAGGTGCAGCATAATATGGAATGAAATTCCACATATCAAAATCACTGATATTTTCTGGTACTTTTGAACAATCAACCATTGTATTGTCAACATATTCTTCTTTAAGTTCCACTCGTATCATCAAATGCCAACGACGTAAAGCCGCTAGAGGACAATTCAAGAGGGAAGATAAGTTTAACAATTCAGCGTTAGATGTTCCAACAGTTAGTAAATTTTTAAGGGGCGTAATTCCTTTCCGCTCAATAGCAGCCTGTTCCGGTGTAAATGGAACATTATTCTGCACATGAATAAAATTCTGAATGTCGGGTGGAACTTCTTTAAGCTTATCAGCTTTAATAGTAGCCATATCATCTAACAAAATCGCCCACATCGCCGGGCTAAAATTTGTCCAAAATTTTTCATACGGATTCTTTACATAAAAGAAACGATCTGGGTCATCCTCTAAAGGAGTACCCAAGTCGCTCATAACTGCTGCAAAAGTGTGAAAAACATAGCGACTAAGCCATGATTTTAACTGGGCAGATTTACCTGTAAAAATGATACCAAATGGTTGTTTACGAACACCATAAGATTGTATCTCTTTAACAATGTCAAGCTGCGCTAAACGCAACCGAGACACATAACTCATGATGGTTTTCTTTTCAAGATAACCACATGAAGATAGAGTCAATCTATAAGCTTCACTTTGATTGATAAGATCATCTACTTCATCTTTTAAGGAAAAAGCGTTGAAAGGTTGATCAACAACTCCATTTTCCCATGCTAAAGATGGGTTTCCCAAATGCATCGCCATCACAAGGGCTTTATCACATCTCTGAGACCATTTGGACATAGTGGAATCTATGCCAAAGAAGGATGTAATATTACCACATTCCATATAAATTTTCCCACGCTCATAAATGTAAGCGCTATATGTGAGAATTTGGGTCCAAAAATCGA